TAACCTTTGTGCAATGGAGCAACATGCTATGTAATCAACAAGGACGTTGCGGTGTTTGTAACAAACCAATGGATGCTCCCGTAGTAGACCACTGCCATACAGGAGGACAGGTTAGGGAGCTACTATGCAGACATTGTAACATAGCAGCAGGAGCTGTATGGGATAATCCCGATACTGCCTTATCACTTTACCACTACTTAAAGGAACACAAATGAGACATTTAATTATTCCAGATTGCCAAGTAAAACACGGGACACCTCTTGAGCATTTACGGTGGGCTGGTCAGTACGCAGTAGATATGAAACCTGATGTCATTATAAACATTGGTGACTTTTGGGACATGCCTAGCCTGAGCAGCTATGACGTAGGCAAGAAACAGTTTGAGGGTCGGCGTTATACGAAAGATATAGCAGCAGGCAACACTGGCATGGACTTGTTCATGGCCCCCATCATTGAAGAGCAGGAGAGACTACGTGCCAATCGCAAGAAGATGTGGAACCCTCGCCTTATCTTTACTCTTGGTAACCATGAGAACCGAATCAACCGAGCCATTAGTGATGATGCAAAACTGGAAGGACTCATCAGCTACGATGACTTCAACCTCAAGCAATACGGATGGGAAGTCGTACCATTTCTCGAACCTATTGTGGTGGACGGAGTTGCCTACTGTCATTACTTTACTTCGGGTGTGATGGGCAGGCCTGTCAGCAACGCTAAGCTACTGTTGCAGAAGAAGCACATGAGCTGTGTCATGGGTCACGTGCAAGACCGTGAGATATCCTTTGATCGCTCAGCTGATGGTCGCCGCATGACTGGACTGTTCGCTGGTATCTACTATCAACACGATGAAGAGTATCTGACTCCTCAGACTAACGGTAGTTGGTCAGGTGTGTGGGTATTCAACGAGGTAGACAACGGGCAGTTTGATGAGATGCCTGTAAGCATTAACTACCTCAAGCGCAAGTACGGCAGGGACGCAGGAACGCTGCGAGTGGTGGCCTAATGCTAACGCTGGATGAAGTGTGTGATCGTCTGATGAAGATTGATGAGATCAGTCTACTGGAGGTGCTGGAGATTTCCTCAGAGGATATTGTCAATCGCTTTGTCGATAAGATTGAACGTAACTACGATATTTTTCAAGAGGAACTCGCTGATGAACATGAATGACTATCAAGCAAAGGCAGGAGAGTTTGCACTGTATGAGGATCAGTTCTACCCTATAGCTTCCCTGTCAGTAGAAGCTAACGAATTGATGGACTTGTTTGTTAAGCCTATCCTTCGTGGTGACGACAAGGAGATTAACATGGATGAACTAATCTCTGAGGCTGGCGATGTACTGTGGAACCTATCCTGTCTGCTTGAGGACAACGGTATTACACTGAGCGAGGTAGCCAGTAAGAACATTGCTAAGCTAGCCAGTCGCATGGAGAGGGGCGTGATACAGGGTGATGGCGGTGATCGTTGAGGTAGCGTATGAGGGCATACAGTGGGGTGCTATGATCTGGACAGCGTATAGCCTAAGTAAGACTATCCAACACCAGCGGGACATGAAAGAATTCCTACGTCCTAGAGTGGAGAAGATAGACCAGTTCACACCACCTAATGAACAGACCATTGTAGACAGGGTACTGGCAGCGTTAAACAAAGGCGTAGGTAATACACTCCGTATACATGACCAACGCTACTATGAACTTAAAGAGAGGATATACAACCTTGAAAGCATTACAAACGCAGGTGGGCGGGAACCACTACAAGAAGAGGACGATACAACCCATTGAGTACGTACTGGCTAATGATCTAAACTACTGTGAAGGAGCGGTGATCAAGTACGTTACACGCTGGCGAGACAAGGGAGGAGCTGAAGACTTGATTAAAGCAAAGCACTACCTAGACTTTTTAATTGAACATGAGGAAACAAAGTATGAAAGTGATTGATGGAAAGTTTGACGGTGACTCTAAGCCCAAGAAGGATGCTCAGGACTTATTGCAGACAGTGCTTAACAACATCGTTGAGGAAAGCAGTAAACCTGATGAGTGTCTAGCAATCACTTATAATAATATTACAGGAGAGTATCGTATGTACACTAACGCTGACGTACCTAATTCTCTCTTCCTGTTACTGCAAGGCCAGCGCCATGTCCTTGAACAATAGGTCACCTTGTGTCAGACAGTGTAAGCTAGACGAAGAACGTTATCGTTGCATCAACTGTCGGAGAACACTCCAGCAAATAATAGAATGGAAAGATTACTCTGACGATGTTCGAGAAACAATCATGGAGAACCTAAAGATAGAAGAGGTGATAGAGGAACTAAACAATGAAACTTGAAATAGAACTGGAGGATGATGCTTTCTATGCAGCAATGACGCAAGAGTTAATGGAAGCAGCGGTGTATGCCTGTAGGTATGAGTATCGTGTAGCAGCAGCAACACTTGTTAATTACTTCGGAACTCCCTCACAAATTGAAAACTTCTTAGAAGGAAAGTTTTATGAAAATGCACCAGATAAACCACCCGTTGCCTCCCTTAATGTACCCACCAGAGATACATGCGCTACGGGGAAAGATGAAAAGACACGCTAAGTCTCTGTACTTCAAAGCATGGCAGGAAACGTGCGAAGAAATCAAAGCGGAGCAACGATACGCAGCACTAAAAGCAATGGCGGAACTAAAGGAGAACTCTTAATGCAACTAGGCCCATACGAATCATACATTCACAAAAGCAGGTACGCTCGTTACTTACCAGAAGAGCAGCGGCGTGAGACTTGGCCCGAGACAGTAGCGCGTTACGTTAACTTTTGGGTTGAACGTGAGCAGATCACAGACAAGGAAGCCTCTAAGATTGAGGAGGCTATCGTTAACCTACGGGTCATGCCTTCAATGCGTTGTCTTATGACAGCTGGCCCAGCACTGGATAGAGATAATGTTGCAGGATTTAATTGTAGCTACTTACCTATTGATAGCCCACGCTCCTTTGACGAACTTATGTACATCCTTCTATGTGGTACAGGGGTGGGTTATAGCGTTGAAGAGATGTACGTTCACCACGATAAGATGCCAACAGTAGCGGAGGAGATGCATGGAACAAGCTCAGTTATCCGAGTATCAGATAGTAAGGTCGGGTGGGCATCAGCATTCCGAGAACTTATATCGCTGCTCTATGCAGGTAAACTACCCGAATGGGATGTATCTCTCGTTAGACCTGCTGGCGCACCGCTCAAGACTTTCGGTGGTCGAGCAAGTGGCCCCGCCCCTCTTGTTGAACTTTTCCGGTTCACAGTTGAACTCTTTAAGGGAGCAGTTGGAAGAAAGCTTACGACCATGGAATGTCACGATCTTGTCTGTAAGATTGCTGATGTTGTAGTAGTCGGTGGTGTGCGTAGGTCTGCACTGATTGGCCTGAGTGACTTGAATGACGATCGCTTACGCAAAGCTAAGCAAGGTGACTGGTATACAGCACATGGACACAGACAGTTGGCTAACAACTCTGCTGTGTACACAGAGAAACCTGACTTTGCTGTATTCAATGACGAGTGGAAAAGCTTATATGAATCTTATAGCGGAGAACGTGGCATCTTTTCAAGGGTCGCGGCTCAGAATGTGGCAGCGCGGAATGGGAGGCGTAGCAAGAAAGTAACGGTTACATTTGAAGACGGACGTACAAAAACTTACAGTGGTACCGAAGTAGTTAATGGGAAGATGGCTATTGAGCTAAAGGTTGGCGATAATGTCTGAAGTGGCGGTTAGTCAGTATGAGGATAAAGCAGAGTACTTACGGCAATGGAGGGCCAAAAACCCAGACAAATGTAGAAAGTATTATGAGAAGAGGGACAAAGAGGAGATTAGGGAAAAAGCTTGGTTGCGTCGGTACGGGATTACAAGAGAGTGGTACGACAGCACTTTAGAGAGTCAAGGTGGGGGTTGTGCTATCTGTAATACCAAAGACATAGGAAGAAAAGGGCATACTCATTTCCACGTAGATCATTGTCACGACACTGGAAAGGTCAGGGGTTTACTTTGTGATCTCTGTAATAGAGGGCTTGGCTACTTTAAAGATAATCAAAAGCTTTTGACATCTGCGGCAAAATATT